GGGCAACAATTGTATGAACAATTTATGACAGAACAAGCACCTGTTGAGATTATAAAGCAGGATAAGCCAGAAAAATTTATTGAGCCTAACAAGCCCATGTATCGCATATTTGATATTGAGGACATGAAAGAGATTAACGGTTTTACGGGAGATTTTTTTGTTCAAGAAAAATATGATGGTTTGCGAGTGCAAATTCATAAGTTTAATAACGAGGTTAAAATTTACAGTTTTAACGGAAGGGATATTACCAATAAGTTTGAAAAGTGTGTAAAGGTTCTTGAAGAAAGAACGTTCCCCAATTGCATTTTAGACGGTGAAGCCGTTCTTTACAAGGGGGATGACCCGTTGGTTAGAGCCGATACTCTCGCATTTATTAACCGAAAGGTAGAATCTGAGGGAGATATTAAACTCCACATTTTTGACATAATGTATTTTGAAGATGAATCTATTGCTATGGAAAAACTAGAGGATAGAATGCAAACTTTAATTTCAAATTTTTCAGCACATTCCGATGAGCGAGTAATGTTCCCTAATAAGAAAAATACTAGGGAAGCCGATTCAATGGAAGAGATTGAAGAGTATGCTATGGAAATTATGAATAATCCTACATCAGAAGGTGTAGTAATTAAGGATGCAAAGTCTTCCTATATTATTGGTAAAAAGAAAAACCCTAAGTGGATTAAGTGGAAAAAATTTGTAGACCTTGACGTGATGGTTCTCGCAGTTAAGGAAAATAAAAATGGCACATTTGGTTACACAATTGGTGTCGGCCCTGTTGAAGAAGATACCCCAAAGGCATTTGAACTTGAAGGTAAATTCTATATGAATTTGGGTAAGACCACAAATACAAATAAAGAGGTAGAGGTTGGTAAAATAATTAGAGTAAAGGCAGATGAAATTATGGGTAATCCGAAAAAGGGTTTCTCGCTTTTTAATTCTAAATTCCATGAGATTCCCGAAGCGGCTGAACCAGAAAAATTAATCACCCTAGAATTTTTAACTAAAGATGGAAAGAAAAGTTTGGGAGATTACACTATTGATGCTTTAACGAAATCATACACTATTACCGATAATGTTCACGGAATGGCTAAATTTGACACAGGTTTAGACCTTGACGGATTTGTATTTCACGGATTTAAAGATAAAAACCTTATGTCTAAAAATGCCCTAATTAATAAAGATATGTGGGAAAAACAATTAAAGGCTGCCTATGGAAAAGACAATGGAAAGTTCTTTGTCTTTGTTCAACAATTGTTAGAAAATAGGTCATTAAATGATGAGCAGGTTTTTAGAGAAGGTGTTAAGTATGACGCTAAAATGATGAATCGTCTATTTGGGGAAAAGAATGGACTAAAAGAAATGCGAAATAGGTTAAAGAGGGGCGGTAAAGTATACGGGATTGAATTTAGAAGCGACCCAACAGGCTCTACTCGCTTTACATATGATAGTGATACATTGGCAAAGGCAGTAGAAAGAAATGGTAAATTTCAACTATGGGCTAATAATGACCGCAATCTCTACTTTGTAATTGACTATAAAGACGATAAGATGATTTGGAAGATTGACACCAACTCGGATGAAGAAGTGTATGACCTTTTAGGAGAGGCAGGTAAATATCCCGCTATTGCCACTAAAGACTTAGAACAAAAAATCTTATTGGACAAAGGTAATTTGATTTTAGGCGCACAGCGAAATGATTACCATGAGTATATTATCAAGGGAGAGGACATTGTTTCTAAACTCCACGTTAGATATTTACCCGTAGATGGTAAAGAAATGTTTTTAGCATGGACAGGGTATGAAAATAAGCCGACACCCGATTCATCAGATGAAGGAAAAATAGATATTTATGACAAAAATTGACTCATATTTCAAGAAAGGTTAATATAGTCGAACATACAAATATAATATCATGCAGTTAAGGACACCTATGTTTGGAAGTGACTTACATAGTGGGGGAGAACTTGTTATTCTCAAGGAGGATAAAGATACCGTAATTGCAGGTTACGCATCAGTAGATGTTGTAGATAAGCAAAATGATAAGATTACATTGGGCGCAATTAAAGAAGCGGCTGATAAATTCATGAAGCAAGATAGATATAGAAATGTGATGATTACACATTCTAATGTGCAGGTCGGAGAAGTAGTAGACCAATATACAGATTCCAATGGTAAAGTCCTAAAAACAGGCGTTGATGATACAGGGTTTTTTGTAGTGATAAAATTAAGAAGTGATATTGAGAAAGCGAAAGATGTTGCGAGGGATATTCGTCGTGGCAAACTTCGTTCTTTCTCAATTGGTGGTCAAGCAATTAACAAGACCAATAAATATGATTCCGATGCGGGAACATACAAAGAAATTGATAAACTTGAATTGCATGAGATTACCATTTGTGAAGAGGGGATTAACCCCGAAGCCAAATTTAATATTGTAAAGGAGGACAAAAATATGAGCAAACTAGAAAAAGCACTAGCAGAACTAGACACTCTTCTTGAAGAAGTGAATACTCTGCGTAAAGAAGAAGAAGAACCATCAATGGATAAGGGCGAAGCCCATCCGTTGAATGAGAAGATGGAAGAAGAAATGATGGATGCTGAAGAAGAATCTATGGAGTACATGGATAGAGAAATGAAAGGCACTACTGTTGATGGAAACGATGACACTAACCTTGGTGGAGCCGGAGAATATATGGAAGATGCAGGACTTCAAGCAAAGAAAGAAGGAATGGTTTCAAAGGCTTTTGAAAATTCCGAGTTTAACACTCTTAACTTGAGTGCAGAAAACATCGAAAAAGCATATGCACA